AAGACAAAGGAAAAGAGCAGAAAAAACCCTAGCAGCAGAATCAGCAGAGCTAGAAAAAATCGCCGTGAATAAAGGTAAGACTTAAGAAAGAAAAATTTATCCTGTGTGTCCATTGATGAGACCGTATCCTATTCCTTTTTTGGTTTCGATGAAGTTTTTCAGTCCGTGCTCTTCAAGCTTCTTACGCAGGCGAGCGACATTGACCGATAGGGTATTGTCATCGATGAAAAAGTCACTGTTCCAGAGTTCCTTCATCAGATCATCACGCGCTACGATACCATCTGAGTGCTCAAAGAGGACCCGCAAAATCTGAAATTCGTTCTTGGTCAAGGTCACCACTTTGCCATCAAAGACCAGATCTGTCGACTTGAGATTGAGAATGACACCCTGGTGCTCCAAGAGACTCTGGTCGTTTCCAAACTCATAGGAACGGCGCAGCAAGCCCTGAACCTTAGCCAGAAAGACATTGTTGTCAAAAGGCTTGGTCACATAGTCGTCTGCCCCCATATTGATAGCCATGACAATGTCCATGGACTGATCGCGGGAAGACAGAAACATGATAGGCACCGTTGAAATCTTGCGGATTTCCTGACACCAATGATAACCGTTAAACAAGGGCAGGCCGATATCCATCAGTACCAAATGCGGCTCCTCTCGGACAAAGACAGTCAGCACATCCATAAAGTCCTCAACTGCCACTACCTGAAAGCCCCACTGTTCCAGCATTTTCTTAATCATCTGACGAATGACCGGATCATCTTCTACTAGTAAAATCTTGTGCATCTTTCCCTCCCGATTGCTTGCTAGTAACATTATACCAAAAAATGCGATTGCTTGTTTATCATCCTCAGTCTAAGGTAGGATTTTTCTGGAAAAGAGAAATTCTATCAGAAAAATATGCTATACTAACTAGTAGAAATTGGAGATATAATATGAGCAATATTTTTACTTACCTTGAAGAAGTTCAGCATGACAGCATTTATGATAAACCTTTCAATGAACTGGATCTGCTAATTCTGACAGAGCTAACCTACTTGCCTTTTGACCAACTAGTGCATGAAGACATGTCCCCCTACTGCGACTGCCGGCTGCTGGATTTGGCCGATCAAGTACCGCGTGACCTCTCCATGATGGTCAGCAAAAACCGACTAAAACTGCTGGATTTGGCCGCAGCCTCTACCCGCTTTAAAAATCTAAAACTGATGGGCTATGTCAATGACGTTGACCAAGATATCCAGAAGCAATTCGCTGCCTTGATTTTCAAAATCAAGCCTGATACCTATGTCCTGGTCTTTCGCGGAACGGACGACTCCATCGTCGGCTGGAAGGAAGACTTCCACATGACCTATATGGATCAGATCCCTGCTCAGAAAATGGCCGCCCGCTACCTGCAGAAAGCCTTAGAAAATCTGCCCGGTAACTTTATCCTAACCGGCCATTCCAAAGGAGGAAACCTGGCTTCCTATGCAGCCAGTCAGATGGAAACGTCGCTTCAAGACCGTATTGAAGCCATCTACAGTTATGACTCTCCCGGTCTCAATCACTCTGTCATCGAAAGCGATGGCTATCAGACAGTGGTTGAAAGGATGAAACGCTACCTGCCTCAGAATTCCATCGTCGGCATGATGCTGGAAACACCTAAGGAAGCTAGGATTGTCAAAAGCAGTGCCATCGGCGGCTTTGCCCAGCACGATACCTTTTCGTGGAAAATCAAGGGAGACTCTTTCCTATTGCTGGATACACTAGATGCAGAGAGCCTACAGATAGACAAAACCTTTAAAAATTGGGTAAGCTCCGTTTCAGATGAAGAACTCAAAGACTTTTTCGATCTCTTTTTCGGACTGATTTTGGATGCTGGTATCCAGTCTGTCGACGAACTGTCCAATGTTGAAAACTTTAACAAAGTTCTCGATATCCTGAAAAATGCTCAATCTCTAACAGACCAAGAACGTGACATGCTGCTGCGCTTGTCCAAGCTCCTACTGAATATGCGTGTCCAAAGCTGGAAGGATGACATTAGCATACCTAATCTTTCTGAAATTGGCAAAGATATCCGAGAAAACCTATCGCGTTGGAGCAAGCAATTACCTTTCGGCCAGTCTGAGACTGATAAAGAGGAAGACACTACTGCAGAGGTTCAAGAGTAAAATCGCAAAAGTCCTCTTTTTCTCATCTAACGGAAGACTTGGCTTATCCATCCCAAAAACAAAACAAGCTCTTATCTTGACAGCTTGTTTTTTCTTTGTTAGAATGTAACAAATTTATTTACAACTAAGTAGTGATAAAAATCAGAAAGGAAATCATCATGAAATCTATCAAGGGAATCGCCCTTATTGCTGTTAGCATAATCCTAACCATCTATACTTGGGCTTCAGCTGGAATGACCAACTTTATTGTACCTGGTCTGGCCTTAACTACCCTTTCGCTGACCTTTTTACTTGCGACTCGGAACGCCCTATTGGAAAAATGGTTCCATGGCATCGAAAAGATATACGCCTATCATAAGTTTACCGCTATCTTTTCCGTCGTCCTTCTTGCTCTCCACAATGTTGCTATGGGCGGTAGTCTCTGGGGATCTCATCTGGCAGCCCAGCTTGGGAATGTCGGCATCTATCTCTTTGTCAGCATTGTTCTGGTGGCCTATCTCGGCAAGCACATAAAATATGAGGCTTGGCGCTGGATTCACCGCTTTGTCTATCTGGCCTATATCTTTGGTCTCTTCCACGCCTATATGCTGATGGGCGGTCGACTCCTGACACCGACCTTGCTAGGCTTCGTAGTCGGATTCTACGCTATCATCGGTTTAGCTTCTGGCTTTTACATCATCTTCCTCTATCAAAGTTTGGCCTTTCGCCATCTGGGAAAAATCATGCAGGTCAAGCGACTGAACCACGATACCGTGGAGTTGAAGATCCAGCTTAGTCAAAAGCTAGACTACCAGTATGGGCAGTTTGCCTTTGTCAAGATTTTCCAAGAAGGATTTGAAAAAGCGCCACATCCCTTCTCTATCTCTGGCGGTCATGACAATATCGTCTACTTTACCATCAAGAACTCTGGAGACCACACTAAGAAACTTTATGACAACATTCAAGAAGGAACCAAGGTCACCATTGACCGAGCTTATGGACACATGATTCTTGACCAAGGGCAGGAAAAACAAATCTGGATTGCTGGTGGGATTGGCATTACGCCCTTTATCTCCTATATCCGTGAAAATCCTAATCTGGATCGTCCAGTCAGCTTCTACTACGCTTATACTGGAGCAGAAAATGCTGTTTACCTAGACCTACTCAAAGACTACGCAACCAAGAATCCGTTGTTTGATCTTCATTTGGTCGATAGCAAGGTCTCTGGCTATTTGGACTTCAAGAATTATCCTTTGGACGACAAAACTACTGTCTTCATGTGCGGACCTGTCAAGATGATGGATAAACTAGCCGGCGAATTCAAAAAGACCAATCCTCAAGCAGATCTGGTCTATGAAGGTTTTAAGTTTAAATAAAGAGTATAAAACATCAGGAGCAATGATAAGGCTGCCCCTGATGTTTTATTATCTAGTAATGGATGGAGCTGAACCATGATACAGCTTCGGAAGTCTACCTAATTCGGAAAAATCTTCTCCAAGGAATCAGGAACAATTTCAATAGCTGATGTTACTGTTTTTTAGGCATATTTGAAACAAACAGATAAGACATTTTCAAAACATTTACCAGTTTATCACGTTTCTCTTTTAAGTTTTGCAGGAACGGATCCCGTACTTCTGCTGGAACTTCTAAATCATCTGAACCATACTGAGATAATTGATCACTAAGAGTCTGTTTTGATTCCTCAAAAGCTTTCAAACTTGCTTCCGCTTCTTTGTCAAAATCTGTTCTTTCAGACTCAGGGAGTTTTTCTCTAATTTCTCCACTATATTTGATGTAATTATCCGCAAGCTTATTGTACACGGTTTTCAAATCGCCAATTGTTGTTGCACTAGCGATTTCTTCGTCTGTAACCAAGACAAAGTCAGGTGTTTCTAAATTGGCACTTGAAGAAGTACTTGAGCTGCTTGAGTTACTTGCTTTACTGCTTGATTTTGAAGACTTTTTAACTGAGCTAGAAGTAGCCTTGCTTTCTGAAGATTTAGAAGTAACGGATGAATGATTATTTGAACATGCTGCTAAGGTAACTGCTGCTAAAAGAACCACGCTGGCTGAAAAAATCTTTCTGACTCCTTACAGCCGAAAGATTTATGATAATTCTTGGGAAGTTCGACCAGAGAATGAAATTGATAAAGCTCTGAACTTCGTCATACGTTCTGTTATGAGCCACAGCTTTCGAAATATTGAAAAATCAGGTTGGAAAATGGATATTAATGGCAGAGAGCGAGCTTACGCAGTCAAACATTGGAATGATCTGCCAAAGTTGGTCCAAGAAATGACATTGCGATTAAAGCAGGTTCAGATTGAATGTCGGCCAGCCATTGAATTGATAGAGAAATACAGTCGGGAAGATGTCTGTATGTATGTAGATCCTCCCTATGTTCTTAGTACGAGGACGAGAAAACAATATTCGGTAGAAATGGATGACCGTGACCATGAAGAGTTGTTAGAGGTTTTGAATCAATCCAAGGCCAATATTCTTCTGAGCGGATATGATAGCAACTTGTATAATAAACGTCTGGCGAATTGGGAAAGGGTAGAGTTCTCAGCGACTGCAGAGAAAGGGCTACCGAGAACAGAAGTTCTTTGGATGAACTATCAACCAAAGAAACAATTATTATTATTTTAAAGGAGAAAAATAAATGCTAAACAAAATCGACATCCCAGGAACAAGTATCACACTAGAAATCGTAGACAAGACCATCACGATCACAAATAAAATTGAATATGATATGCAGATGCATTTCAGAAATACGGACGCAGACGCTTCTCTTGATACGAACGGTGATGTGTTCGAGCCTCTTTATTGGCTAGACATCAGGGTAACACCGAAAACGCCGACAGAGTATCATACAAGCCTTGGAGTCAAGAGAGAAAAACGCCACTTGGCCGAACTTCAGAAATTCTTTGAGTTCATCGAGAACAACAAGCGCAATCTCTTTGACCTCTGTGGAATCAAGGGAGAGTTGCAATGAAATCTCTGACATTATCGTTAGACATTTCTACTACTGCGACAGGATGGGCCGTGTTTCACGGCTCTGACCTTGTCCAGAGTGGTGTCTTAATACATAAGAGCAAGTCATTCTTTGAACGTGGGCGCTTCATGGCTAGCGAATTGCGAGCCATTCAATCAAGGACACTCCAAAAGTACGACTGTCATTTTGAATCGATTGTGGTCGAGAAGAACTCGGTCATGGGGCCTAATCAACAATCCATGATTAGTATCGGAATCGTGACAGGTATCATCCTTGGACGGTTGATTGCTGACAATGTTTATTTTGTGAACGTGTCGACTTGGCGCAAGTACTGGAAGTTCAGCTACAAAGACCGTAGCAAGAAATCAATGAAGCTACAGGCAGTTGCTAAGGTTTCGGATGAATTTAGCCTAAACGTCAAAGACGACGAGGCCGATGCGATTCTAATTGGTTCGTATTTTGTAAACCAAGGCCGTGAATTCGGAGACTTGGAAAGCCACAAGATAAGTTGAGAGGTAGAAACATGAGTTATACTGTAACATTATTTTTTGACAACATGGTAGATGAAACTCACTTCTTTAAGAAAGAGGGAGATGCTGCTAAATGCAAGGCTCAGCTTGAGAGCAAGTATCGAGGAGAGCGATTGTATCGAGTCAAACTCGAAAAGGTGGAATGATGAGCTTAAAACAGACGTTACTCGAAGCCGTGTGATGCACGGAAGAGACGGATTAGAGCGCTGGAACGCGATTTGTTGAGGAAAAAGAATAAAGAGCTAGAAGAGAAGATAAAGGAGTTGGAAGATGAATAAACAGGAAGCGTTAAAAAGGATTGAGGCACAGAAAGAAACCATCATAAGACTTACTGGCTGGGCAGTTTATGTATATATAGAGGAGCTTATTAAAAGTCTTGACGAACCGCAGAAAGTCGTAGTTCCGCAGTTTGTGGCGGAATATATAGAATTTCAAAAGAAAAACAACTTCCATGTTTATGGAGCGATGAGAATAATTGAAGATCATTATGACAAGAGAGTCCCTGAGTGGTTTTACGAAGGCAATATCGAAAAATTCTGTCTTGCTTGGATTTTAGGCTACGAGGTCGAGAAAGAGAAGCGGTATTTGGTGAAGATGAAAGGTGTTAATGATTATGGTTGCTATCTTAATAAAGGCTTATTATCCAAAGAATATTTTTGGGAATCAAAAGCCGAAATCGGTGGGTGCAGAACCAAGCACACCCGCAAAGAACTAGAAGAAGCTGGTTTCGGTTGGGTATTCGACTGCCCAGGAATTGAGATTGAGGAGGTGGAGTGATGGAACGACCTGAACGATACCCATCTGGATACTTCATTCCTGAACTTATTGAAGATGAAGATATTATCTTTAACAAAGATAGCGAATATCACAAGCAGAAGAAAAAAGAAAAGAAAAATCCCATTTTTAAAAGAAATAAGTCCAAAAATAGATGGGCGCTTTAAGGAGGTAGAGGGATGAGCTTGACGCTAAATAGCACCATTGGAGACTTAGTTTTGGCAATCGGAAAAATTATCGCTGAGTCTGACGGTAAAACCAATACAGCGATTCTAGAGATACCCGATCAAGACTTTTACTTAGAGATTGCGATTAAATTGAAGGAGGAGGCAACAGATTGAAACGATTCATCGCAGTATGGATTCTGCTATCAGCTGGACTAAATATCTGGCAGCTGGATAAAATCCGGAATCTGGAAGAGAAGAAGCCGATGATTATCTACAAGGCTGATAATCAAGGGGCAGAGATATTCGGAAAGGTCGTTGAGAAAGGACGACACGGGAAGCTATACACAATTACCATTCGTGACTACGGTGTGTTCGTGGTTACGAAGGACGTGTATGATAAAGTGAAAGTAGAAGATGAGGTGAGATTATGAACTATAAAGTAACAGTCGACGGTAAAGAAATTGAATATGGCGCATTGGTTGAAAAATCACATTTCTCAGAAAAAGAATGGTCTGCTATTTATGCAGAAATTGTAAAACAAAATCAGCCAGAAGTCTTTGAAAGTAAGAAAGCTGATACGGATTACATTGATACGCTCGGTGCTATGATTGCTCTTGAGGAACGATATGAAGCATTGCTTGAGCTATTACCTCAAGATCAATTCTCTTACGCTGGCACACATCCAAAATGGGTAGCTGATGCAGTAGCAGAGAACACGCTGAATAAAGTGGACACAATGTTAGATGTGTCGGATTTGATTGGACGATGTGAAACTCTGGAAGAATTGAAAAATGAGCTGACAGAGTATTTTGAGTTGGAAGAATTATAGGAGTTACAATGAACACACTAGAAAATGTAAAGCAATGGTTTATTGACCGTGATCTAGAAAACGGTGGACGACTAGATAAGCAGTCATTAAAACTTAGCGAAGAGTTCGGTGAGTTATGCGCAGGCTATCTCAAGAAGAATGAGAAACTGACTAAGGATAGTATCGGAGATTGTGCAGTCGTGATTGTCGGTCTGGCCTTGTTGATAAAAGAGGACGTGCATAAGATTTTTGAGGAATCAGGTTTCATCGAAAATGAAGATGTGATGGAATATTTTAAATGGCTGAGTATTAACATTAGCGAGTTTCAATTGTATCAAAATCAAAAGGGCGAGAATTTCTGTCGATACAATCTAGTAAAATCAATCTGCTATTTAAAATCAATCAGCTATGCACTTGGTTATGATTTTGATGAGTGTTTTGAACTGGCTTATCAAGAAATTAAAGATCGTAAAGGCCGCTGGATTGACGGAACTTTCGTGAAAGAGGAGGATTTATAAAATGAAAAAACTAGGAATCATTATTGGGGCGGTATTTGTAATCGTTGTATCGCCATTTGTAGTTCAGTATGGATGGAATGAGATTATCACAACAATTGTTCCAGTTGGTAAAATTACAGTTTGGCAAGCATTAGGGATGGATGCACTATTATCTTTCATCTGGCCTGTGTTATCTAGCAAAAAAGAATCTGAAGAGGATTATTCGTATGCGGTAAAGAGCAGTATTTCAAAAATCATTACATGTGCTTTTTTGATATGGTTAGCTAGTTTGTTCTTGTGAGGGCATTCATGAAAAATTTAAAAATCCTATGTATTGTTTTATTCGCATCCTTACTCGTAGCATGTCACCAGATTTCGAGTGGGACAGTGGTAGATAAGTACATTGATGAATCTCACACAACGTTCATACCTGTTATGAATGGTAAAAGTTCGGTACTTGTGCCAACAAGAACCAAAAGAAAATACATTCTGGTCGTTTCTGGACATGTAGAAAATAAGCACGTTGAAGAAACATTTGAAGTGACAGCTGAGGAATATAAATACTATGAAATTGGCAACACTTTTACACAAGATGCCGTTTTAGAGAATAAGGAAGGGGATAAACAATGAGACCAAAAAAATATCCGTACACAGGGAGCAAAATAAAGAAAGTGACTACAACAGGAATAGGAGCTCGAGAGCTTGTGGTTTTTCCTAACATAGCTTTTAGAAAAGACTTACTCAAACACATTTTTTCAGTTGTCAAACAACACGACAACGCTACAATCATTTACTTCAGAATTCCAAAAGTATTCGGATACGAGGAGGAAAGAGCAAAAGTACATCTAAGCTATGAAAAGACGATAAGGATGCTCAATAGCTACTAAAACAAAAAAAGCCAAGACACTCTCTGTCTCAGCTAAATTCCTATTAAGATTATTATATCACAAAGGAGATAGAGAGTGAAGGCTAAAGAGCTTTTAAGCGAATTGCAAAATCTTGACATGGATATCCAGAGTCGTATCGACGAAATCAACGAGCTTGAGGCAGGTCTGCTCTCAAGTCCGAAGTGGTCAGATGTCAAGGTGAAGAGCAGTCAGACAAAAAAGGTTGATGATGTATATGTTCAACTTATCTCGATGAAAAAGGCTATAGAACAGGATACTAAAGAGGTTATCAGCAGGAAACTTGAGCTAGGTCGGATGATCAATAGGCTTAAAAATCCAAAAAGTAGGTCTGTTCTTAGAATGAATTACATTAATAAGATGTATGTAGATGATGTCTGTGACAAAATGAGAATAAGTAGAACAACTTTTTATACTTGGAGGAATGTTGCTATTTCGGAGCTAAATGAGGTTTTGGAAAAAAATGAACTTAATTGAACTTTACAAAACTGTACTGAAAAAGATGATGCTTGTTAGCACAGTTTTGAAAATCTGTTAGAATGGTAGTATCAAGAAATGAAAAGAGAGGTCTCAGAATTGGTAGATGGATACCTGTAATATCAGGGGGCTGTAATGGCCTTGGAGGTTCGAGCCCTCCCCTCTCATTTTTCGGAAACATAAGGTTTGACTCCTCCATCTCGTTGAAAGTCCTAGGTTTGAGATGGTTTGGTCGCAGGTTCAAATCCTGCTGTTTCCATTATGTCTCTGCGAATAGCTATCGCGATAGAGGTATAGGGCGGTAATTAGATTTAGGCTGATTAACCTGTAGGACAGAGATAAAGTAGCGCTATATAAGGCTCTGGTGGGGGAGG